TTGATTGATATTATTGAGCAACAACGTTTAGAATTGATCCAAAAAGAAGCTGTATGTAAAGAGTACAAAAAACATTTAGAACAAGTAATTGAGTATCATTCAGTAGAAAAGTACAGATCAGTGGTGCAAAAAAATAGAGCAACGAGTCCTGATCCTCGTCAAGATGTATCGATTAGTATCAAGACGCCAGTATTTAATTCTGTTAAATCAGAAAAGCTAGAAAGTATCTCAACTGCTTTGGTAGAAAAAGCAGCTGAAATGAACTCCCTAGCAAATGAAGTTAGTCGTCTTATTTAGTCATATCGATAACTTGAGAGTCTTTGGTGATTCCGTTTTTTATAGAATTAATGGTTTGTTCAGCGGAATATTTAGTCAAGTATGTTTCGCTAGTTGCTACTACTTCATTGTTATTGGACTTAATAACGAAGTAATATTGGCCATTAGTTGCTTCTCTTATAACAAAGTACAAATTTTTCACCACCTATAATTTATTTCAGCGGACCACTCGCTGATAACTAAAATTATACGCTTAGTATTTATTTTCACAATATTAATTTGTCACTGTGGCGGAAAGGGTAACGCTAAGCATGCGTGCTAGGTCAATGCTTCGGCAACCATGCAATGTTCGATTCATTGCCAGTGACTTAAGTAGCTTGCACTTGGTAGACATAAATACCTGATGTGTCGTAGAGTTCAAATCTCTGAATCTAGGTGAGGTCCGTGGTAGAGCCTATTAGGGCGGGCTGTTGGTTCAATTCCAACTTTGGTGCAAGTTGCTATTACATATTAGATCACTCTTCGAGTGGTCTTTTTATTTTAGAAAAGAGAGGATTTTGAAAATGAATCATGAGAAGTTTATCGAAAAATGCAAGGCTATTGTACGTGAAAGAATTGAAAATGAGATTGCTGACCTAAGTGGAGCAGTACCTGAGTTTAGTGTTTTCATAGTCTGGTCATGCAAAACACTACAGAATAGCAAAGCATTAGTCAGCGCTAGCTTAAAAGGAGCACCGTATTTTGAAATTACGTTGAACGGGGACAAAGGTGAAATCTATGTAGATACTTATCTCAAAAAATCAAATGAATGTATTAAAGTCTAGCACATGCTAGGCTCTTTCTTTACATAAAGGAGGTTACATAATGAGAAACTACTGGTATATATCGCTAACGAATGAATATCCTCGAACCATTGATGATTGTTCAGTGCGTGTTGTGCGTTCTGTACAAATCAAAGGTAAGTACTCTATTGTCGAAATGCTAAGAGAAGCTACACCAAACGAAGTGGATAAATGCAAGCTGATATATTGCGGCCATGGCTATTGGAAAGACAAGTATATTCAATGCAACATAGAGAGGTGGTTGAGATAATGTTTTGGAATAGGAAAGATGAACCTTTCATTGACGAACGAGACTTTAATTATCCGAAGGTGCTTATCAAAACGCCTCATAAAGATATAGAAGGTTGTATCAAAGAGGTAACCTTTTTCTATCTTGATGACCACGATGAGAAATTCATGGTTCGTTATGAAAGAGAAGATTATGTGACTGGCAAAAAAACAGGTGTTCTTTTTTCGACATCAATTAAAGAGGTAGAAGCTAATGATTGGTACATGAAGATAACACATGATGGGCAAACGTTATACGAGACGGTAACTAAGAACACCAAACCTAATCTTCTAGAAATAAAACTGAAGGATACTGATTCGGTTCCTGAAGTGTATTACAAAGGTGAGAGGTTGGATGAGCTGCCTAAAGCTTTGGTAGATATCTCGTACCATTGGAAGACTGATGGCTTTAGCAGTAACGATCGTGGAGCTAACGACATCAACATAGAATACTACTCAACATTGAATGATAAGTACCTCGATAAGAAAACAATCGGACACAAAAGAGATATGTAAATGAAAGAAGCTAGACCTAGAGACGAGATAGACAAACTATACAAGACCAAACGATGGCGAGACCTAAGGCAAGTAGTAATAGCTAGGGACTTCGGCATGTGCCAAGAGTGCAAGCGTCGAGGGCGGAACACAAGGGGCACGATCATCCATCACATAGTCGAGGCGAGGGAAGACCTGTCACTGTTCTGGTCCGTAGATAACCTTGAATGTATCTGTGTAGCTTGTCACAACAGAGAGCATCCAGAGAGATCAGGTGGGAAGAAGAAACCCAAACCTAAATCACATATCGTTAAAATGTATTCAACTCCTGAAAGATAAGTTTGCAGCGAAATGAAGGTAGCCCCCCTACTCTAAAAGATTAAAGAGTAAGGCTTGAGAAGAACGGTGCTGTCCTTCCTTCGTAAAAAGACCGCTTTTCAAGTTTTTTGGAGAAAAAGGAAAAAGCCGACCAATTTAAGCCGGTTTTGGACGAAGCTATTTCTTAGTCCATTTGTTTCCTTTTTGAGAAGTAGGAGGTAATCGGTCGCCTGGATCAATTTTTACTTCTCGTCCGCCTTGGACATTTCCACCACGAGGACCCACTTCTTTATAGGTTCCTTTTGGTTTGTTGTCTTCGCCGGGTTTATAAAGTTCTCCCATAGGAATCCCTCCTTAACAAATTTCGGCACAGCACTGCCGATAACCTAATTATAAGGATTGTGATAACGATTTCAATCTATCTTTTGAAAGAAGGTGATATTATGCCGCAACCAGCGAAGAGTGCAAAGTTACAATTATTAAATGGAAACCCAAACAAGAAGAATACCGAAGAACTCCGCAAGCGAGCGGCCGCAGAAGACAAATTAAAAATGGCTACTGACAAAATCAAACCGCCGTTATGGCTAGATTCGCTAGGAAAGGATACCTTTGAGTTTATCGCTGATGAATTGCTGTCTGTGGATTTAATCAGTAATCCGGATGTCCATACAATGGCTCTCTACTCCAATTGGTATTCGCAATACGTTTCTTTAGAAAAACAGCTTCGAAAACTACAACGAGAGTACAAGTTGAACTATGCGCTTGCGAAAAAGGAGGCAGAGGCGAGAGGTGAGCCGTTTAATGAACCTAATGAATTAATTGGTAATCCGCTCTCTCGGCAGATGGATACAGCGTCTCGGAATCTCCGTTCTTTTGGCGCTGATTTAGGACTATCACCAGCAGCCAGAGCTAAGTTAGCTATTAAGATGGCTGATGATGGTGGTGATGACGATGACGACTTCTAATATTTTGGATATGTCCTACACAGAACGTGTGGACTATTGGCAAAGCTATCTTGAGGAGCAAGCTTCTTGGGGTGGCTTTTTAAAATGTCCATATCCGGAATTGTTAACTACTTGGTATGCGGAACGATTAATCGATGGAAGCATACCAGCCAGCAAAGAAAATATTCAAGCTGCTAAAAGGCATATGCGTGATTTACAACGCCAAGGAACAGATGATTTTCCTTGGATCTTTGACGAAGAAAAAGGTCACCGGCCTATTAGATATATCGAAAAAAAATGTAAACCAACTGAAGGCGACTTTGGTTCGTTTGTTTTGCAACCTTGGCAGCATTTCATAATTGGATCCATGTACGGATGGGTACATCGTGATACAGGAGAGCGTCGCTTCCGCGAGGCTCTTATTTTTGTTGGACGTAAAAACGGGAAGACAAGTCTTATCTCGGGCCTTTCCACATACATGGTCGCTTATGATGATGAACAAGGCGCCAACGTTTACGTATTGGCAAATGCTCGTGATCAAGCAAGCTTGTTGTTTGATAAGGCCGCAGAAATGGTCAAACAATCGCCGGCGCTCTTTAAGAAATTTGGTAAGCCTAAACGATCAAGTATTAATTATGCTCCCGCCTTTTCTAAAATGGAACCACGCGCCTCAGATAGCCGGAAATTGGATGGGCTAAACACTCACTTTGGTATTTTTGACGAGATCCACGAGTTTACGAATTACAAGCTGATCAACGTTATCAAGAAATCAAGAGGAACCAGAAAACAGCCTCTGATAGTTTATATCACAACTGCTGGATATGTATTAGATGGTCCGTTGATGTCTTATTTTGAGCAAGGTGTGGACTGTTTGGAACATTTGGAAGATGACATCGATGAACGGACTTTCTATTATCTGGCAAAACTTGACAGTGCGGAAGAGGCTGATGACCCGAGATTATGGATCAAAGCCAATCCGAATATTTGTCTAATGAATTTTGTTGGCATGCTAGATGACTATGTTAAGGATAAAAAAGATCCAAAAGAATATGCTGACTGGATTACCAAGCAATTTAACTTGTTTTCCGATATCGATGAGCTGTCATTTGTCGATATGCCTACCATTAAACGAAACAATAAAACCATCGATATTGAAACGCTCAAAGGTAAGAAGTGTGTCGGTGGTTTTGACTTGTCCGAAACGGAAGACTTTACCGCAGCCGTTTTAGAATTTCCGCTTGAAACAGGCGAGGTATTCATTTTGCAACACACATGGATCCCACAAGCTAGATTTGATCGAGATAACAATCAAGAGCGTATCAAAGCGTGGGAGAAGGTGGGAGATCTAACGATTATTCCTGGTGATTACGTCAATTATGAATACGTCTTAAATTGGTTTGTAGAAAATTCGAAAATCTATGACATTGTAAAAATCAATTATGACAAGGCCAAGGCACTACGATTAAATAAAGAACTAGAAAATGCAGGATTTGAAACCAACGAGATTCGGCAAGGGTTTCTATCATTAGGCGGGCCAATGCAAAACTTCAAGGAAATGCTATTGGACGGTAAGGTGATTTTCAACAATTCCAAGCTTTACCGATGGTATCTATCCAACGTCAAGCTGGTGATGGATCGCAACTCAAACTGGATGCCGTCTAAGCAGTCCAAGAGTAGAAAAATAGATGGTTTTGCAGCAAGTTTGAACAGCCACGCCGAAGTGTTGAATATGTTGGTTAATCCTGTCGGAACCGGGAAAGTAACCTATTACTCGATTTCCGATTTAATGAATATGTAAGAAAGGTGTGGAGGAATGAGTATTTTAGATCGTTTGCGTTCTTTTGGCCGAGCGAAGCCGAAAGCGAGCAAACAAGAGTATTTTTTGAATGACCCGGGATTGATACCGTATTTAGTCGGAAAAGATGAAATATCAGAAGGGATTTTTTCCGTAATTAGCCGTGTATCGAACGTTTTTGCGTCTCTCCCTCTCAAAATGATAGATGTGGAGTTTGGCCAACCGGACGACTGTCCTGCATACAACTTGTTGAGCGAAGGCCCTCGATATTTTACAAAGTTTGATTTTTTCCGGGACGTGGAAGTTTTGAGAAACTACCAAGGGAATGCGTATGTGCAGATTTTCCGAAATATCAATGGAGAAGTAGCAGATATGGCGTTAGTAAAACCTGGTGCTTGCCATCCAGTGATTGATATGGATAGCGGGGAGCTTTACTACCAAGTAACTGCGACTGACAAAGGCAGTTACAAGCAAGTTATCTATGTACATTACATGGAAATGCTCCACTTTAAACAACCGAGGTTTGGCGGCTTGGAAGGTGCAGACCCCACAAAAGTATTAACGAATACCCTCGGATATGATCGAGAAGTCCGAAAAATCTCTTTAAGTCAGCTTAAAGGAAGTAATGAAGGGCTAAAAGTTAAGTTTGCTAGCAATATGGATGAAGAAGCTAAAAAAGCTACAGTTAAAAACATTGCTGATTTTTATCGACAAAACGGTGGACTACTTGTGGAAGAAAACGGTGTAGAAATCGAACGTTTACAACGAGAGCTGGTAGACAGCAAGCTTTTAGATACTGATAAAATATCTCGCTCCAGAATCGCGATGGTCTACAACGTGCCGGAACATTTCATCGGGAATAACCAGTCGAGTTACTCTTCACAGGAACAGCTCAATATGGAGTTTTTGACATACAATCTAGTACCGACCGTTAATCAATATGAAGCGGAACTAAATAAGAAAACACTATCGAGAGCTGAAAAAGCTAAGGGTTATCGATACAAGTTTAATATCGCAAGTTTGCTAAGAGCTGATACACAGGCCAGAGGGCAGTTTTACCAGATTATGCGCCGAGGTGGAGCATATTCTGCCAATGATGTTCGCCGCTTTGAGGACTTGCAGCCAATAAATAAAACCGGTATGGATGATTACCATATTTCCGGAGACCTATATCCAATCGATATGGATCCAACATTAAGAAAAACAACCTCGTCTAAAAGCGTAGCCGAAAACGGTTAGGCTTTTTTAGTTTGCACCGAAGGGAGGTGGAAGGATGAAAAAAGTGACGTTAAGCGGCGATGTCGTGGATAACGATACCGCGTGGCTTTATGACTGGTTTGGGATCGATTGTATCTCACCAGGGAAAATTTCTGCCGCTCTTACAGAAGCAGCGGGGGATGAAGTAGAACTTGATATCTCATCGAACGGTGGGGATGTCCTAGCGGCAAGCGAAATATATACCGCTATCCGCGCCTATCCAGGGAAGGTATCTGGAAATATTGTGAGCATTGCGGCAAGTGCTGCGAGTGTAATTGCTTGTGCTTGCGAACCGCTTAGAATCTCACCTACGGCACACATCATGATTCATAACGCATGGGTGACCACTAGTGGCAACGCTGAGGAATTAAAAGCCAATGCAGAAATGTTAAGCAGTGTGGATGAATCTATTGTTAATGCTTACGAGATCAAAACAGGACTAGATCGGAAAAAACTTGCTGATTTAATGGCGAAAGATACTTGGTTAAATGCTCAAACAGCAGTAGCGGAAGGTTTTGCGGATGAAATTATGTTTGCAGAAGCACCAGTAACGGTACTCAATGCCTCTCAACCGGTTATTCCAAAAAACGCAGTAACTAAGTTGAAAAATTTAATACTCAAAGCGGAAACACCGCAAAAAGAAACACTCTTACAGAAAAAACTAAAAGCCTTAAATGGAGGGAAAAACGAATGAATTTAGAACAATTAAAAAATGCGTGGGTCGAGGCGGGAAGTAAAGTCTCTGACTTAAATGCACAACTCAATGCAGCATTGGTTGACGATGAAAAAACAGAAGAAGATGTAGTAAGTTTGCAAGCACAAGTAAAAGCAGCACGGGCTAAACGGGACGGATTGAAAGAGCAAGTGGCAAATATGGAAGCCGAACAAGTCTTAAATGTCAAAAAAGAACCATTAGATAAAAAAGATGAAAACTTGAAAAACAAGTTTATCAAAGACTTTAAAGCGATGGTCAATGGTGATCCTGCTATTATGGCTACTTTGACATCTGATACGGATGAATCTGGTAATGCTATCGGATTGACTATTCCGGTTGATGTTCAAACGGCTATTCATACTTTGGTTCGTCGGTTTGACTCCTTACAAGAATACGTAAACGTTGAAAAAGTGACCACTACCAGCGGTTCTCGCGTTTATGAAAAATGGTCTGATATTAAACCACTGACCGCTTTGGATACTGAAGACGGTGAAATCCCAGCAAATGATGATCCTGCACTTCACTTGATCAAATACTTGATCAAACGCTACGCAGGTATTTCTACAGTAACTAACAGCTTGCTAAAAGATACTGCCGAAAACATTTTGGCATGGTTGTCTAAATGGATCGCGAAAAAAGTAGTTGTTACTCGCAATACAAAAATCTTGGCAGCTATTGATGGAATCAAAGCAGCGCAAAAGAAAGATGTTACAGATGTTGATGGGATTAAAGATATCGTAAACGTTCAACTTGACCCAGCTATTGAAGCTACATCTATGTTTATTACAAACCAAGATGGCTACAATGTTTTGGATAAAGTAAAACGTTCTGATGGATCTTACTTGTTACAAAAAGACGTAACTTCTGCAACTGGATATACTTTCTTGGGCAAACCGATTAAGAAAATCGCTAACCGTTTCTTGCCAAACAAAGGGACTACTGCTTCTCCTAAATATCCACTGTACATTGGTGATCTGAAAGAAGCCGTTACATTGTATGATCGCGAAAACATGAGCTTGCTGACAACGAATATTGGTGGTGGAGCTTTTGAAACAGACACCACTAAAGTACGCGTCATCGATCGCTTCGATGTGCAACTAGTTGATGATGAAGCGGTTGTTTTGGCTACTTTTACAACTATTGCGAACGAGACACCGGCGGAAGGTTAAGGAGCTGATTTCTTATGATTCTTGATCCTAAAACGGATTTGGACGAAATCAAAAACGCGTTAAAAATCGACACTGACGAAGACGATGTGGAAGTAAGTCGTGCGGCACAAGCTGCAATTGCATACATTAAAGGGGCTATCGGAAATGATAAGCCCTCTTTTTATACGCAAGAAAGCGACACAGTTGATCTGATTAATTTAGCTATTCTGCAATTAGCGGATCACTATTACAAAGCGCGTTCTGCAACCGTGAGTGGGAACTTGCGAGAGTACGATTTAGGTTTTACAAGCCTAATCTTGCAACTCAAAGCAAGTTATTTGCTTTTTGTGGAGGAGGAGTAGCGTATGCCCCTTATTCAAACAGGAAATTTAAATCAACGCATCAAGTTTGTCCGAGATACGACGGTTAAGGATGAGGACGGGCAAGTTGTCCCGACTTCTACAACCATTCTTACTTGCTGGGCAAGTGTGCAGACACAACGCCTGAACGATATTAAGACGTCGATTGGTACGGCTTTGGAAGGAACACTGACGTTCATTATCCGCTACCAACAAAAATCAGAGCTAACCAATGATATGAAAGTGCGTTGGAATGGAAAAACGTTTGAAATCATTACGATTACGAAAGGCGAGTTTGCGAAGGACTTCACGACAATCATTGCAAAAGAGGTTTCAAAATGAGTGTAGAAGTCGATGCAACCGAAGTGTACAAAGCGCTTAGGGAAGTAAAAGCGAACGTTCAACGAGTGGAAAGCCCAGCACTTAGAAAGGCTGGGGAGTACGCTCAAGAAAAGTTACGACAAAACACACCTTACTGGGATGGAACGAAGTCAAACGGTAAACGTGGTTCGTATATGCAAGAACATGCTAAGAACCATGTGGTTACAAGCTCGGTAAAAAACGGATTGATAGAAGTCGGCTATGACAAAGATGTTTCTTGGCGGATGCACTTTATCGAGTTTGGAACAATCAAACAACGTCCAAAAGGTTTCGTACAAAAAACACAAAAGCAAATCGAAAAACAAGTAACACAAATCA